CTGGAGGGTTACAAAAACATGTTTACGATTAGGTAGTAGAATTATTGGTAAATGTATGATGGGCTCAACTTCAAATGCTTTAGATAAAGGTGGAGAAAACTTTAAAAAATTATACAATGCCTCAGATGTCACGAAGCGAAATAGAAATGGTCAGACAAAGTCTGGCTTATACTCTCTTTTTATCCCAATGGAGTGGAACTACGAAGGATTTATTGATGAGCATGGAATTCCAGTCTTTACTACTCCTGATATCGACAGATTTGCACCAGACGGTGAACTAATAGATATAGGTGTAATAGATAACTGGCAAAACGAAGCTGATGGTTTAAAATCAGATCAAGATGCTTTAAATGAGTTTTACCGTCAGTTTCCAAGAACTACAGAACATGCGTTCAGAGATGAGACTAAAAATAGTATATTTAACTTAGTTAAATTATACGAGCAGATAGATTACAACGAAGAGATGACTAGAACCTTAGGAGTTACAACAGGTAATTTTCAATGGGTTAATGGAATTAAAGATTCTCAAGTTATATTTTATCCAGATCCAAAAGGTAGATTTAAAGTTAGTTGGGTTCCACCTCAACAATTACAAAATAGAGTTATACTTAAAAACGGCGTCAAACACCCAGGCAACGAGCACATGGGCGCTTTTGGTTGTGATAGTTACGATATATCGGGTACGGTAGATGGTGTTGGATCGAAAGGAGCTTTACACGGTTTAACTAGGTTTAGCATGGAAGATGCTCCGGCAAACAGTTTCTTTTTAGAATATTTGTCAAGACCACCAACAGCCGAGATGTTCTTTGAAGACGTTCTAATGGCTTTAGTATTTTACGGAATGCCTATACTCGCAGAGAACAATAAACCTCGTCTTTTGTATTACTTAAGACGTAGAGGATATAGAGGGTTTAGTATGAATAGACCTGATAAGATATGGAATAAATTATCTGTAGCTGAAAAAGAAGTTGGTGGAATACCTAATTCCTCAGAAGATATTAAACAAGCTCACGCTGCAGCAATTGAGATGTATATACAAAGTCATGTTGGAATGAAGCAAGATGGAACGTTTGGAGATTTGTATTTCAATGAGCTACTTAATGATTGGGCAAAGTTTGACATAAACAAAAGAACAAAGCATGATGCGTCAATAAGTTCTGGTTTAGCTATCATGGCTAACAATAGACATTTGTACGCGCCAAACGCTAAGGTTGAAAAACAACCATTAAATATAAACATTTCTAAGTATACTAATACTGGAACTAATTCACAAATAATTAAATAATAAATATGGCAGAGTCTGGCATTAAAAGTTATTTCCCGAGTCAAACTGTAAGCGATGCTGAAAAGATAAGCTATGAATACGGTTTAAAGGTTGGTAAAGCAATAGAACAAGAGTGGTTTAATGATAATAGAAATCTTAATAGATACACATCTAATACAAACAACTTTCACGAACTAAGATTGTACGCTAGAGGCGAACAGTCTATACAAAAATATAAGGATGAGTTATCTATAAACGGTGATTTGTCCTATTTAAATTTAGACTGGAAACCAGTTCCAATTATATCTAAGTTTGTAGATATTGTTGTAAACGGTATGTCTGAAAGATTATATGATGTAAAAGCTTACTCTCAAGATCCATACGGTGTTAGTAAAAGAACAGCGTATATGGAATCTATATTAGCTGATATGAGAACAAGAGAGTTAAACGCTTATACAGAAGAAGCTTTCGGTATACAAATTGCAGATAATGATCCTGAAACTTTACCGGATTCTGAAGAAGAGTTACAGTTACACATGCAGCTTACATATAAACAATCTGTTGAAATAGCTGAAGAACAAGCTATAAACACTTTGTTAGACGGCAACAAGTACGAATTAACAAAGAAAAGGTTTTATTATGACCTAACGGTTTTAGGTATAGCTGCTGTAAAAACAGGGTTTAACACTTCAGAAGGTGTTGTTGTTGATTATGTAGATCCAGCAAATCTAGTTTACTCTTACACTGACTCACCTTATTTTGAAGACATATATTATGTTGGTGAAGTTAAAACAATACCTGTAAACGAATTAGCAAAACAATTTCCTCATTTATCTGAAAGTGATCTTGAAGATATAATGAAGAATAAATCCAATAACAGATCTAACTACAACTCTAGACATACTTACGATAAAGAAGATAATAACACTATACAGGTTTTATATTTTAATTATAAAACGTACATGAACGAGGTTTACAAAGTTAAAGAAACTGGTACTGGTGCAATGAAAATATTACCGAAGGACGATAATTTTAACCCTCCTAACGATGTTGAATTTAAATACTCTAAATTACAAAGATCTATAGAATGTCTTTATGACGGTGCTATGATATTAGGTACTGATAAGTTACTTAAATGGGAGATGGCTAAAAATATGATGCGCCCTAAAAGTGATTACACTAAGGTTAAAATGAATTATTCTATTGTAGCTCCTAGAATGTATAATGGTAAAATTGATTCACTAGTAAAACGTATAACTGGTTTTGCTGATATGATTCAACTAACACATCTTAAGTTACAGCAAGTAATGTCAAGAATGGTTCCAGATGGCGTTTATTTGGATGCTGATGGTTTAGCTGAGGTTGATTTAGGTAACGGAACTAACTATAACCCACAAGAAGCTTTAAACATGTTCTTCCAAACAGGTTCTGTTATAGGTAGATCATACACCGCTGATGGAGATCAAAACCTAGGTAAAGTTCCAATTCAAGAAATTACGTCAGGTTCTGGTGGAAATAAAATGCAAGCTCTTATTGGTAATTATAATTATTACTTACAAATGATAAGAGATGTAACCGGGCTTAACGAAGCTAGAGATGGTGGTATGCCAGATAAAAACGCTTTAGTAGGTGTTCAAAAACTTGCTGCGGCAAATTCAAACACAGCAACAAGACACATACTACAGGCAGGTTTATTTTTAACATCAGATGTTGCAGAGTGTTTATCTCTTAGAATATCTGATATACTAGAATATTCTCCCACAAAAGATGCTTTTATACAATCAATCGGAGGACACAATTTAGCTACTCTTAAAGAGATGTCAGATTTACACCTGTATGATTTTGGAATATTTTTAGAATTAATGCCAGATGAAGAGGAGAAAGCTGTATTAGAAAACAATATACAAATGGCCTTACAACAAGGTAGTGTAGACCTTGAAGATGCTATCGATGTTAGAGAAATTAGAAACGTAAAACTTGCTAATCAAGTATTGAAGATTAGAAGAAAGAAAAAGATGGAGCAAGATCAATTAAGGCAACAACAAAACATTCAAGCTCAAGCACAGGCTAACGCTCAAGCACAACAAGTCGCGGCTCAAGCTGAAGTTCAAAAAAATCAAGCAATTACCCAAAACAACGCTCGGTTAGAGCAAGTAAAAGCTGGATTAAAGAATGAACAAATGAATTTAGAGGTTGAGCATAAAATGAAGTTAATGCAATTTGAGTTTGAAATAAATCAAAGGCTTCAGCAGATGAACATGGAGCAAGTTGACATGAAAGATACGATGAAAGAAGATCGTAAAGATAACAGGTCAAAAATGCAAGCGTCACAACAAAGTGAGCTTATAGATCAAAGATTAAACAAAAAACCACCTAAAAACTTTGAGTCATCAGGTAATGATATACTAGGTGGAGATTTTGGTTTAGGATCATTTGACCCTAGTTAGAATTTATTAATTATTATTATATTATATTATGGAAGAAGAAAATGAAAAAGTAGTCGAAGAGACTACCCAAGAAACAACTGAACAAGTTGATGAAAGTAAATTTAAATCTGCTGGAGACGACAGCGTCATCAAGGTAGATTTAAGCAAACCAATAGAACCAGAACAAAATGAAGAACCAAAACAACCCGAAGAAGTTGAGACAAGTTCAACTGACGACGGCAGAGTGGTTGCAAGCACTAAAGACGCCGAGCCCACACAAAAACAAGAAGAAGTACAACCGAAAGCTGAAACACAAGAAACTCCAGTATTAGAAGAAATTACTGAAGAAGAAGTTGAAAAGGTTGAAGAACAGGTTGAAGAAGCTATAGCAGAAGCTGAAGCTACTGGAAAACCTTTACCAGAAAACATCCAAAAGTTAATGGACTTTATGGAAGATACTGGTGGTGATTTAAATGACTATGTTAAGCTTAATCAAGATTATGGTGAGATGGATAATCAAGATCTACTTTACGAATACTACAAGCAAACAAAACCTCATTTAAACAATGAAGAAATTAACTTCCTTATGGAAGACCAATTCTCATTCGACGAAGATGCAGATGACGATAGAGAAATACGTAGAAAAAAATTAGCGCTTAAAGAGCAAGTTGCCAGCGCTAAAAGCCACTTAGACGGGCGAAAGTCTAAATACTATGAAGATATCAAAGCTGGAAGTAAACTTACGGGTGAGCAACAAAAAGCAATTGATTTCTTTAATAGGTACAACAAGGAGTCAGAAGCAACTCAAAAAATAGCTGAAAAACAAAAATCAACTTTTTTAAATAAAACTGAAAATGTTTTTAACGACAAGTTCAAAGGTTTTGAATATAACGTCGGTGACAAAAAGTATAGATTTAACGTAAGCAATGCTGAAGAGGTTAAAAATACCCAAGGTGATATTAATAATTTTGTCAAGAAGTTCTTGAACGAAAATAATGAAATGTCAGATGCTAAAGGTTATCATAAATCTCTATACACAGCAATGAATGCAGACGCTGTTGCAAAACACTTTTACGAACAAGGAAAAGCAGATGCTATGAAAAATAGTATTGCTAAAGCCAAGAACGTTGATATGAACCCAAGGCAAAGTCATGGGAAAATTGAAGCAGGTGGTGTAAAGTTTAAGGTGTTAGGTGATAACTCTTCTGATTTTAAGTTTAAAATTAAAAACAAAAAATAACAATTTAAAAAAAATTAATTATGGCAATTACAGGCGTGGCGGCTGCTGGATATACAGCGGCTCCACTAAAACAAACTCTTGCTACTAACTACATTGACTTTGCTACAGCGGGTTCAAGCGATGGTTGGGCGCAACAATATTTACCAGATCTTATGGAAGCGGAAGCTGAAGTATTTGGTAATAGAACAATTTCAGGTTTCTTAGCACAAGTAGGTGCTGAAGAAGCTATGGCTGCTGATCAAGTAGTATGGTCAGAGCAGGGTAGATTACACTTATCGTACAAAGCTGTTGCTTTAACGGTATCAACAACAACTGGAACATTAACATTTGACGCTGGTACTCAAGATGCTGATGGTAAGTCAGTGACTAGTACAACTTCAGCTATACTTCACGGTATTAGACCAGGTGATATGATTTTAGTATCAGATGCTGATTCAACTGCAAGAGGTTACGTTACTGCTGTAGCAGCTGTTGATGGTTCAACTGCGGCTAATTCTGGTAAAGTTACTTGGGAACGTTATGACGGTGCAAATATTGCTTCTAGCTCTTTAGCTGCTGGTGATGTATCTGTATTAGTTTATGGATCTGAATATGCAAAAGGAGTTGAAGGTAGAGTTGGCGCAAATAAACCATCTTTTCAAACTAGAACTAACAAGCCAATTATCTTAAAAGATAAATATGAGGTTTCAGGATCTGACGCTTCTCAAATTGGTTGGGTTGAAGTTTCTGGTGAAGACGGACAAAGTGGTTACATGTGGTACTTAAAAGCTGCTGGTGACACTAAGGCTCGTTTCGCTGATTACTTAGAAATGGCAATGTTAGAATCTGTAGACGGTCCTGGTACTACTTCTGGTGGTCACCAAGGTGGTTCTATCACAGGTACTGAAGGTTTATTTGATGCTTTAGAAACTAGAGGTAATGTTGCTAACGCAATGACTGCTATGGCAGATTACGATGAGTTAATAGCTGAGCTTGATGCTAATGGTGCTATTGAGGAGAACATGATGTTTTTAGATAGAACTACTAGCTTGCAGTTAGATGATATCTTAGCTGCTCAAAACTCTTACGGTTCTGGTGGTACTTCTTACGGGGTGTTTGATAACTCTGAAGACATGGCAATCAACTTAGGTTTTTCTGGTTTCAGAAGAGGTTCTTATGATTTTTACAAATCTGATTTCAAATACTTGAACGATGCTTCTACTAGAGGTTTAATTAACGCTACTGACGCTACTAACGCGATACGTGGGGTATTGATTCCTGCGGGAGTTTCTTCGGTTTATGACCAAAATTTAGGTAAAAACTTAAAGAGACCTTTCTTACATGTAAGATATAGAGCTTCTAATTTAGAAAATAGAAAGATGAAATCTTGGACTACTGGTTCGGTTGGAGCTTTGACATCTGATTTAGATGCAATGGAAATGCACATGCTTTCTGAAAGATGTTTAGTTACTCAAGGCGCTAACAACTTTGTATTATTTAAAGGAGCTACTTCATAAGCACTTATTATTTTAAAGAGACTGGGATTGATTTCCCAGTCCCTTTATTTTTATTAATTTATATTATATTATATTATGGCAAAAAAACAAAAAACAGAAAAGGTTGTAGAACCTTTAGTAGAAAAAGACTTCGAAGAAGTTGAAACACCGGTTATGGAAATACCAAAACCAAAAAGAAAAGATCCAGTTAATAAAACTATTAATAACTGGGAAATTAAAGATAGAATTTACAGGTTGTCGGGCAACAAACAACCGCTTTCGCACTGGTTTAGAAGCAAAGGTTTATATTGGTTTGACGAAAATCTAGGTTACGAAAGAGAAATAATGTATGCTGAAAATCAAAAAACAGTCTTCGTAGATGAGATGAAAGGAGATGTTCTTAGAGGAAGAATTATTTTTAGAAACGGAATACTTAGTGTTCCTAAAAACAAAGTTACTCTTCAAAAAATGTTATCTAAATATCATCCACAAAGCGGTAAGTCTTGGTTTGAGGTTTCTGAAAAGAAACAAGCGATAAACGATTTAGAAGTTTTAAATATAGAACTAGACGCGATGATAATGGCTAGACAAATGGATATTGATTTAGCAGAAGCTGTTATGCGCGTAGAAGTAGGTTCTAAAGTATCAGAGATGAGTTCTAAAGAGCTTAAAAGAGATTTATTAATATTTGCTAAAAACAACCCTGAGTTGTTCTTAGATTTAGCGAGTGACGATAATGTTGTTTTAAGAAACTTTGGTATTAAAGCAACTGAAATGGGGTTGTTAAAACTATCTAATGATCAAAGAACTTTTTCATGGGGTTCTAATGATAGAAAGCTAATGAATGTTCCATTTGACGAACATCCTTATTCAGCTTTAGCCGCTTGGTTTAAAACTGACGAAGGTATGGAGATTTACTCCAATATTGAAAAAAGATTAAATTAATCTAACTGTAGATGCAGTCGCTCTACGGGGCGATTGCAAACT